TACGGCCATATTATAATACTTCCTCTAATCTTTTTGATGTTTGAAACATTTCTCTTGCGCCTTCTAATCCTTGCGATTCTTCAGATACTTCACCCCCGGATTCGAGGTTTTTCATCATGTTATACATAACTTCTGCACCTTTGTCCACATCTCCCTCACCAGCGTTTCTAACAGCATCAGCTGTAAATACAAACTCATTCTTAGACAATCTAGCAGGCACGTCATCTGCCTTTTCCATTCTACCTATTGGCACAAACCCACCTTCTTCTCTAAAATCCATTTCTTTGCCATCCATATCTAATAATGGCATAGTCTTTTTAGCTACAGGTTCTTTAGACCCTTCTTGATAATCTTCTCTCATAATACCACCGTCAGCCATTTGTCTTGTGGGTGTGTATTTATACGGTTCTCGCAAGTAAGCCTGCAGGTTAAAATCAGGATAGTCGGGTTCTTTAAATTCATCTTTTTGTTTATCTGTCATAATGCCTGCTAAAGCAGAAGGTATTCCCAAAGCAGCAAATTTACCCATACCTGTTAAATTACCTGTAACTTGATTAACAAATTTATCACCCAACAGTCTACCCAAACCACTTGGTCCAAAACCAGCGTCTGTACCAAGTACGTTGGTTAGTTCTGCTTTAAATGGACTAAAACTACCTGCTCCAAATAAATTACTTAAACCAATACCTGCTTTAGTTTTTGCTAAACCAGCGAAAGGACCCATACCAAAAAAACCTGCTCCACCAGCTATCAATGCTGCTTTACCAATTGGTGATTTTGCAATTTTCTTTATACCTTTAACGGCTTTTTTTATTCCTTTTGTAATACCACCTAAAAACATAGCTTCTCTTTCCACATCATCTACGGATCCACCCTCTGCAAAAAGTCTAAAAAATCTATTAGAATCTTCTTCTTCATCATCAGGATCTTGATTAGGGTCAGTTGGTTCTGGTATAATTTTAGTAGCCTCTGATGATGGCCCACGATCATCTATTCCCATATCTCTTCTGTAAGCTCCTATATCTCCACTGTATTTAACAGTTGGATTACCAAACTCATCTAATATAAAATCTCCATAACTTTTTATCTCTCTGCCGGGAACTGTTGGATCTTTTTGAAAAGCTTGCTTTTCAAAAAAAGAATAAAGATCATCTGTATCTTCTAATTCTAAACTTGGTATCACACCCATACTTCTTAAATAATCTTCATAAGCTTTTCTTTGTCTAGTAATATTTTTTGTAGCTCCAGGTATTAATAAACTTCTGTTAAAAAGATTTCTTCTTGTTGGTAAAAGACTACCAAAAGTTTGGGCTATTTTTTCGTTTCTAGCCTCTCTAGCATTTTCTCTTATAGCTTCTCGAGTGGTATCTCTTTGATCTCTTAATCTATCTCTAGCTTCTTGTTGTTCTTTAGTTACACTACCCTTTGTTCCAAGAGCCTCTTGTATACTTTCAATATTAGTTGCAGCTGCTACTCTATCTGCACTAGCCTGTTCATCGCTTTTTGTGCTGGCTCTACCTACATTTGCAGCAGCTTCTTTTTCATCAAATCCAAAATTTCGAGGATTACCTCTTTGAAACCCTATACGTCCACCATTTGCTAATAATTGTTTTGCTATTTGAGTTCTAGTTATTGCCATCGTATCAGTTTATTTTGTTTTACTTAAAAAATCAAGGCTAGGCATTACCACTGTAACATCTCTTTGAATGTCTTCTTCTGGCACACCTTTAGACTTCCACTCTTCCTCAGTCATGTATTTTTCACCTGTTTTCTTGTTTTTAATTTCCTCTATTATTCTTTGTGGTTTTAAATTTATCATTATGTTGTTACCTCTCTTGGCTGTATTTCTAATATAGAAGCTATGACGTGCAGCTCATTCGCGTCACTTGCTTGTACTTTAAGCACCTCACTTTCCTCCATTACAAGAGGTTGAGTCAAAAGCTCTGTAGTTGCATTTGATGCAATAGCTTTTGTTTTAAACAAACTAAATATATTAGAACTAGCGTCTACTAAAGTAACAGTTATATTAGCACCAGATCCAGCATCTTCAGACACTAACAATGATTTAATGACCGCTGACTTAAAACTAGGAACTGTATACAGCGTAGTTAAATCTGTTGTGGTTAAATCTGCTTTTTTATTTATAAAACTATTTGCCATTAATTTATAAAGAAGTTAAATGCTTCTACCTCATCTTTTAATTCTTCTTGAAACGTTGTGTTTAATTTTTCTACAATCGCATCAAGATCTCTAACTTGTGCTTCTGCAGTTCCTAAATCATATTCACTACTAGGTCTTGTTAATACTTGCACTATCTTTGCCATTATCTTCTTCCGTCTGGTTGTATATCTAATCTAAAAGTTCCTAACTTCCAACTTTGAGAAGATCCTGTATTTTCTATTTTTAACGCAATAGCTCTTGCTCTTGCACGTGTATCTACTTTTTGAGTGCTAGAGTCTATATCAAAAGGTCCTAACGATGAACTAGCTTGGGTACCGTTAGGAAAATTTCTAAGTTCTAATGTAACTCTAGTATTACCAGTTTGTGATATAAAATCAGGTATAAATCTTCTTATCTTCATTAAAAATTCACCATCTCCTCTAAGATCAGCAATACCTGTTGATTGTCCTGTAAGACCTCTTCTTTGACTTATATCAAAATCTCCAGAGGATATATTTGCAGTGATTGCAGTTATAGTTCCATTTCTATTTTGATCTGTCCCTGTTTCATGTTCATAGTATGATGTTCTGCCTTCAGTGTTTCCAACCACATCAAAAGAAGTGTCTGTGTCAGCATCATATTCTAATGCGTGTGGTGTTCCAAATACTGCAGAGTCCTCCCACATTGTTCTAGCTAAAGTTCCGTTTGTCCAAACAGGTCTTTGTGGTGAAGAGTCAAAATAATTATATGCAACCATTCTGTTTACTACAGAAGATGAGGAAGTTGGATAAAACCATATGACCTCACCAAAAAGATTGTTTAGTCCAGCTGATACCATTTGATTGCCAGACTCTAAATTTATATCATTGTATACGTGATCCTCTACCAAACAAGGTAAGGATTCTAATTTACCAGCGTATCTAAAGAAACCATTTTCGGACATCCAATATGCAGCACCATCAACTTCAACACAAGCGTTTTGTCCAACGAGTCCACAATGTGTTCCAACTTGTGAAAAGGCAAATGTAAATGGTTGACCAACAAAACGTTGTGTAAATAATGCCGTGTCAGTCCAAACAAGAATTGCATCTCTACCTCTAATAGCACCTCTAATCTGTGACCCATCAGCTAGTCTTTGAGTGCCAGCAGTATTGGTTGCTGTTGGTGTATAAGTATTTATATCTTCTTGATCCGAGAATCTTATAAACATATCATCCTGTGTTGATGGTGTTCCAATAGTTGTTTCGGTTCCAAAAAATACTAAGTGCCTATCCGGCGTAGATACTAACATGTGTCTTGATGCAGTGGGCGCGCCTGTTATAATAGATGCTCTTGTAGATGTTGCATTTGATAAACTAGAGTCCCAAGAAAAAACAGGACCATCATGAATCAAACATATGGCCTTATCTCCAAAATTATCTAACGACCACATGCCTGGTTCAAGGACCAAGTCTCCTGATGCAGCTTCACCCCATGCAACATAATCTGTTGAGTTGGTAACTGTTGCTCCATCTGAGTGAGACGCAGCAGACGTTCCAGCAACACCCCTTGTTACGCCTGTTAAAGTATTGCTACTTACACCTGTGTAAGACATTTCTTCACTTCCTATAATTATAAAATTAGTTCCAGAGCTTGGAAACTGTGATGCGTCTGTTAATGTAATGCTTGTAACCGATGAGTTTATACCTCCATTTAAAGTCGTAGTAACAGCAGAACCATCTTCTCCACCCCAAGATCCTAATCCCCAACCAAAACCTTTTGCTTGAACAGCAGGTCCAACAGTGTAGTATTTTTGAATTCTAATACCGCCTGATGTTGTGGCACCAGAACCAGATTCATTAGAAGGCATTGTAATTGTTAAAGTTGTATTTGTTGGTGTTGTAACCACCATAAATTTTTTATCATCAAAATCCGATGCGCCAAAATCAGAGTTAGTTATAGTTGTAAAATTATCCATTAACATAATATCACCAGGAGTCATTCCATGTGAGCTGCTAAATGTTATCGTAACGGTTGCTGATCCGTTAGTCGTGGTAAATGCACTTGTAAGAGTGGTAGTTGTTTCAATAGGGTGTATGTCATAAAAAACACCTCCAGAAAAAGCATATAAAATTCTATTAGTTCCTATGATCGCATATTTTCTAGATAGACTATTAATAAAATGATGAAGTCCTCTACCTGCTCCAGTAAGTTCATTTTGATTTGAGCTGCCTAATTGATTCCAACCACCTATTTTTTCTGGTGATCCATAACGAAATCTAACATTATCACAGTCTACCCACTGTCCTTCTGCCGTAGTCTCCGATACTTGTTTATTAATCCCTGGTTGAAATCCTATCTTTTGTAGCATAGTTTGGGCATTATATAAGTTTTTAGGGTTTTGTCACTTCAAAATATTATCTAATCTCCGCCATAATTAAAAAATATTTTTGGTAATCCAACATGTATTCTGCCGTCATATAGATTTTTTTGGTTTTCTTTAGTATCACGATTATAATGTAGAAACACCTGAGCACACTCTTCTCCTTCAAACTCGTCTCGCCAGTGCTCTAAATCACAGCCTTTATAAACCAACATGTCTCCTGGTTTTAAATTGACCTCAATATATTTTTTATTTTTAAGATAAATAGGCCACGGATGTCCACCTAAAAACATGGTTGTAGATATTTCACATGCTTCCCTGTCTACATGTCTTTCTAAAATATCTCCTGTTTTATATACTCGTGTATAACTATAGCAAGGTATTAGCTTTGCATTAAGTTCTTTTTCCATCAAAGGATGTAGCCTTAGTAGTAAAGTCTCCATGGCAACATCAGCGTAATGAGAGTAAGTGCCTTTAACTTGTTTGTCGTGCCATGTTCCAAACATTTCATCATATGGAGATATATATTTATTTTTAATTAAAGTATTAGCAACTATTTTTTTAGTAGTTATATAATTGTATAAAAAATTAGCTAAGTCTTTTGATATAGCTTTTTTAATTACCACATATTTGTTTTTTTTAAAACTCATCAGAATTTACAAACCTCTTTAGGTATTGCTTGTATATTAAAATGCACAAATCTAAATGGGTCTATTCCTTGATCTACTACAAACTCATGCTCTACATATCCGGGAAAAATTATTAACATGCCTGGTTCAACTTTAAATCTTACATGTTCAGAACCATATTCAATTGACTCATTTAATTGTGGCTTTAATTTTAATTTAGTCATTCTAGCACCATTTCTAGGATCATGAAATATAGGATAAGATGTATTCTCAGAACATTTTAAAAAATAAAAACCTGAAATATGTTGATTCCAATGAACATGCGCAGCATGATGGCCACCTCCTTTTTTAGCAAACTCTTGAACCCACATCTCAGTAAATATTGTTGTATACAAACTCATATCATAACCCATGTTATTTAAAAATTGCCAAGACTTTTGTCCTACATAATCTCTAAAAGGTGCAAAATCTTCATCTCTAGTCAACGCTGTAGAATGATAACTTTTACCAAAGTCGTCATATTTTTTTATATATTCTTTTTCTTTTTTACGTGCTTCGTTAATATATTTATTAGAAGCTTTATTTAAATGTTTTACAAACTCTGGTTTGCTTTCTACTAAAGTTGGTGTCTTAAAAAATTCTAACATGTTATTTAAATGGCCTCCCTCTGTTCCATATTACTAAAGAGTATCTAGTTCCTTTTAATACAGGTTTTACTCTGTGCCAAACAAAAGAAGGAAATACTATTATAGATCCTTTTGCATATATTTCTTTTACAGTAATCTCATTTGTATTTTTTCTTTTATTAGGATCATAATTTCTAAAGTCAACTTGAAACTCTCCTCCCTCATACTCAGATCCATCAGATAGTTGACATGTTACAGATAGTTTTCTAATTGTACCATCTTCTCCAGGCTTATCAAAACTATCACAATGCCAATCATAATATTGATTTAATTTATATTTTGTAAATTGAGTAGGTTCACTTTGTTCAAACTCAAAGTTCCAACCTGCTTGTTTATTTGCTTCTCTTACATAAGGTAGTATTTGTCTATATATCCAAGGTTCTTCTAACCAAACTACATTAGAATCTCTTTTCTTTTTTAAATCCTTAACTTCTTTATTAGATAAAGTTTCTTTTTCAAACTCTCCCGTTAAAGCTAATTTATCATTTTTAGATAATCCATATTTTATAAGATCATCACAAAATTTAAGTGGTAATGCTTTTTCAAAATAGTAGTAATAATTTTGTAAATTCATTATGTGTAATTAAAATTTATAACCAATCTACATTTTTCATCAGTGCAAGAAACACTGCTGTGATATAATTCTGCATCAAATGTTAAAAGGCTGTTTGCTTCGCTTTTTATCTCCTCACCTGTTTTAAATTTAGTGAAACCGTTGTTTGTATTTATATAAAACAAAGCTGTTTTATCTGATCCTTTTACATCGTCTTTATGAAAACCATGAAGAGTATTTTGATAATCTTTTGTAGTTAAGTTAGCTTTTATTCTAAAAATTTTTTTAGCTTTTAAAAGATCCGTTATAGGTTTTATTTGTTTAAGCATATGTTCTTCACAGTTTGGTTTTGAATCTCTGATAAATGTATAAACAAATTGAAAATGAGCATCTCCTTCATTATTTATATGTGGATTAAAATACCATGGAAAATAAGGGCTTGTAAAAAAATCATATATTTGTTCTTTAAAAAATTTTTTTGATAAAACATTTTTACGCAAGTACATATTCTTGCTCCAAAAAAATGTTTATTTGTTGCGATGTATTTTTAGAAAAATAAAATGTTTGAGTTGTTGGAAACATTATGTATTCATTTTGCATTAACTGTAGTCTTTCTGTTCTATCTCTTAGTCTGTTATTGTTATAATTTAATACTATGTTGGTTGAATCTGGTGCTACAGTTACGGCGCATAAACAAACAAAATCAGAAGATACACCACTGTCATTCATATCTGCTTTTAATATAATTTCAGAACTTTCATTGGGTAAAAGTATGTGATATTTAAAAGGTTTACTTTTGGACAAACGTCCATGACCCCTTACTTGAAAAGTTTCATATACATATTTATCAAGTCTTTCTAAATCTTTTGAAAAAGCAACCTCTTCTTTATCATAAATATTTGCGGTAAAAATATCCGACGCTATTTTTTTATAGTCTATTTCCCAACCAGGAGGCATAATAATATCTCCATGATATAGAGCTAACTCTGATAATACTTTCTTTTTCATTATGTCTTTTTGTGGTTTATACCACTTAAAACTTATTCAGTCAATAATTCCCAAGCTTGTGTGGCTTCATTCCAATCGTAATATTGACCTGCTTCCCATTGTTCTTGGGTAGCTTGTGGACATGGACCTGCGGGTGATTCCCAATCTGCAATAGATGTGTTTACAGTCCATGACGCGTAAGGTCTAGGCCGTATAAATATATTATTTGTAGCATCCCAAGTGTATCCAACATTTGCATAGTTTCCTCTAAAGGGTGTGCCCCCTAATTTATGTTGATTAAGATACGTGTTGTAAGAAGTTTTAATCCATAATTGAGCTGGCCAATTATTATTGTTTTCTAAAAAAGTTTGTCCTACTGATTCAGTTTCAACTCCATCTGAATTATGACAATCCTCATCGGCAACAACCACAACAGCTGTAACTTCATTATTTTCATTTATTTTTGCAAAGTGTGCCATATTATTGAAACTTATATCTTATAATTACTATTCCAGAGCCTCCGCCTCCGCCAGCATCTCCAGCGGTATTGTCTCCTCCACCTCCACCGTTTCCTCGGTTTGCTGTACCAGATGCTCCACTTTGAAATCTAGTTCCTCCTGTGGTTCTTGTTACGTTACTAAAAGTTATGTTTGAGGTTGTTCCTCCTGGATTACCTGTAACTCCGCCGCCTGTTACGCTACTTCCTGGTACACCTTGGGGTGGACTTGTTGGTGGGTTGTTTCCTGGTGCCGCACTTTTTCCTCCTGGTGAGTTGGGTCTACCTTGTCCTCCGCCGTTTCCGCCAGGTGTTGCTCCACCTCCAGATGGATGCGATCCTCCACCTCCACCACCATTTGATGTTATGGGAAATGCAACTGAATTAGATCCTGTTCCTCCACTTTGTCCGTTACCGCAGTTTCCGCCACCTGGGCCTCCACCTGCACCAACTGTAATTGGAAAGGATGCTACAGAAGCAGTTATCGCAGAAACAGGTCCAGTTCTTGGTGTACATCCAGTTGTAAAACATCCAGATGCAGCTCCAGAAGAACCTCTAAATCCTCCCGCTCCGCCGCCACCGCCAGCATCTCCGCCAGCTCCGCCGCCTCCTGCTATTACCATATAATCAAAACTTTCTGATCCTTTACAATCTCCAGCACAAGTTATTTCAAATGTTCCGCTTGAAGTAAATTGATGAACTTTAAAATTTCCACAAGTGGAAACAGATCCTCCTGTGGCAACAACAAATTTAGGTGGGGCTGCACCTCCAGAACCAAAACCTAAGACTTGATATCCAAAAGACTTACCTTTTTCAGATCTTTTCTTGCTGCCTTTACCTTTTTCTATTCCGAATGTTTCGGATGTTTCAAAGAACTTTCTCATTTACTATACCTCTTATCCGTCGTTAGCGGCGTCAGTTGTAAAGAATAATTTAATACCAAGTAATTTTGCATCGGCTGTTAAATCATCCGCTGACACGTCTCTTGAAATTTGAAAAAATACATATTCATCTGTACTAGGTGAACCTGCAATAGTGACTGCTCCACTTTCTGCTGTAACCGCTAAATCATTTGCTGTTCCACTCATCGCTTTTGCTGTTGGTGCAACTGCAGTTCCAAATGCAGTGTTAAGACTTCCGTCATCAGCTAAAGCAACTCCTTGTAAAGCCCATGATGTTGTTCCAGTGTTTGTTGAGTTTGCTGTAAAAAACGCTTGAAAAGTTACTGTGCCTTCGTTCCATGATTTAGGAAAAGCAACAGCAAATTGTGCAAACTCATCTGAATCTTTATCAAAATCTAATGTTTTAAGTTCAGGACCATTTCCTAATTCTGTTTGTGCTAAATCTGCACAACCGTTTGTAGTGTTAGGATACATAGCAACTGCGGGAACCCATATAGTTTCTTTTCCTGCAATTTTAATTGCACCAGTAGCATCAGCAGCATCTACTGCTTTTGCAACTCCAGTTCCATTTGGAGAAATAGTTATATCTCCATTTGCTGCGTCTGTGATTGTTATAGTTCCTGAATTAGTCCCAGAATTTGTACTTAGAATAAGATCAGCTGCTCCACCTGTAGTTACTGTAAGTGTTCCTGCTCCCTGTGATGTTAAAACAGCGGCTGCTCCATCATCTCCAACTGTTACTGTATCTGCTGAAAGAACGACATCTCCTGTTCCATTAGGTACAAGTGATATATTTCCGTTAGCCGCATCTGTAATTGTTATGGTTCCAGAGTCGGTTCCAGAGTTTGTGCTTAAAACAAGATCTGCTGCACCACCTGTTGTAACTGTAAGTGCTCCAGCACCGTTTGAAGTCAATGTAGCAGCTGCTCCAGAGTCTCCAACTTTTACTGTGTCACCAGCAAGAACTACATCTCCAGTTCCTTTTGGTGTAATGTTTATATCAATATTTGAGTCATCTCCTGTTGATGATAACGTTGGTCCCGCACTGGTCGCTGCGTTTGCAATTGTAAATTCATTTACTGCAGAACTTGTAGCCGTTAAAAGTGCAAGTTGGTTTCCATTAGTGTCTAAAATTGATGTGCCAATTTTAGGTGAAGTTAAAGTTTTGTTTGTTAAAGTTTGTGTTCCTGTAAGTGTAACATCACCAGATGGTAAAGTATCTATATCTGGATTAGTTCCATCGTTTGCAGTAGCAAATACAAGAGCATCACCTTTGTCTCCTGCTGCAAAAGTAAAACTATCTCCTGAACCTGAAGCATATTTAAATTGAACTGTATGTGAACCAGATGTTGAATTTCTTAAAAAATAAAAAGTTTGAACATCAAGTGGAATTGTTACTATTTGGTTTCCTGTTATAGTACCAGTAAACTCAATCATTCTGTGTGCAAGCTCCGCACCAGTTGATCCATCAGAAACTGCCAACGCAGTTGTTTGGGCTCCACCTGCTATTGATTTAGCAATGTATCCACCAGAAATTTGTTCTATGATACTTAAATTAGTATTTGTTTTTGTTCCCCATGTACCAGCGTTTTCACCAGTTGCTTGAAGTTCAACACCAAGAGGTGTGTATGTTGATGCCATATTTTATCTCCTATGCGACGTCACTATAACTCGTATTTGATCCAGTTGCAACAGAAGAATAACTACTATTTGATCCTGTTGCAACGTTGTTATACGAGGAATTTGAACCAGTGTCAACATCCCCGTAAATAGGTATTGTTGTCACTAATCCTAAACGTGTAGTTGTAGATACTCCTGTTATACCAAGAACTAAATCTGCAACGGTTACTGTGCCTATGGATGCTGTTGCAGAAACACCACTAACTCCCATAACATCTGCAGGAGTTATAGAACCAACAGACACTGTTGAAGATATTCCTGTTGGAGAGACAACGGGATTTGTATTTATTGATAAAGATCCAGTGCTTAAAGTTGAAGATTGACCTGTTAATCCGACAACTTGATCAGCAACAGTTAATGAACCTACGGCGGATGTTGATGAAATTCCTGTAAGCCCAATCACATCAGCTGGTGTAATAGAGCCAACACTTGCTTCAGCTTCAACTCCAGTTATCCCCATGACATCAGCAGGTGCTATTGATCCTACACTAGCTGTTGAAGAAACTCCTGTTAATCCCATTACATCGGCAGCGGATAAAGAACCAACACTTGCCTCAGCCTGAACTCCACTTAACTGCATTAAAACATTGAAAGAGGCATCCCAAGGTTCCTCTCCCCAACCATTTCTACCCCAACCAACTAAAGTTCCAGAGTTAGAAAGATCGCCTATAGCGGATGTTATTGATTGTCCAGTCACTCCCATAACATCGGCAGGAGAAATTTCTCCAACAGAAGATGTTATTTCTAAACCAGATATTTCTGCAGTTTGAATACCTTGTGCATCTACACTTCCTAAAGATGAAGCAATTTCTAAACCAGTTGGTTCAACTGTGTATTCTACGTTCCAACCAGATATACCCCATTCTTGTCTACCCCAACCTTGAAAGTTTGATGTCTCTAAATCTCCTATAGAAGATGTAATTGCAAGACCTGTAACAGACGCAATAGTTTCTGCATCGACAGTTGGAAAAGTTGCGTTGACGTTAGAAGATACTCCCTCTAATTCAACTGTAATTATCTGAGTAGCTGTAACTGAACCAACAGCAGATGTAGAAGAAATACCAGTTGGTTTAACTGAGTACTCTACACCCCAACCAGAATTACTCCATTGTTGTCTGCCCCATCCTTCAACATTAAAAGATTGTGGTGTTCCTAAAGCAGCTATTGCTCCGGGCGAAGTTATGGCAACGGTTACTTCATTAGAATTCCATGAATTATCGCCCCAAGAATTTTGTCCCCAGGTAGTTGACATAAGGAGGACCTCCTTATGCTAATCTTATGATCGCGTTAGTTGCGTCGGCTGTTGGAAATTGAATAGTGAAAGTTCCACTAGTCACAGTTTTATCTGCACCAAAAGCAATAGCAGCAACAGCGGGATCACCCGATGCTGAGTCATTGTATATTAATGCACCATTAGCTGTAAAAGATGCTGAAGTATAACTTACGTCCGAAAAATCACAAAGTGCTGTGGTTCCATCACTTGTTGGAGTCACACTTGTAAGAGTTGCACCTGCTGCGGTGTAAGCTGTTCCAGATGAATTAGTAATTTCGTTTGATGTTGAGTAAGCAGTTGTGCTTGCTCCCAATGTTGCAGAGCTAGTGTATAAAGCTATTTTAAATGTGTTTCCAGTTGTAGCTGTAAAATTGTGAACTCCTTTTAAAAGTTCTACTTTAAAACTTGTGCATATTGCAGATGTTATTGCCATATATTAATCTCCTACGGGTTTGCCGATCTTATCGGTATTCTAACTACGCCATCGGTATAATCATCTCTTCGTCTTCTACCAACCTGCTCGTTAGCAAACTTTTGTACCTCTTGTTTATATTTATTTTCGTATAATGTCAACATATCTATCGGGCCTTTTAAAAAACCATACGTCTCTGATAGACAGCAATATAATAGCCCATTTGGAAAATTAAGGCTAATATAATTAGTTGTATTATCTGAAGCCAAAGTGCTTGGCATTTTATTGTAATGAAGTCTAAATCTATATGTAGTATTTGGAACTGGGGCTACAATAATACGCCCAGAATTAGTGTCACCATCTCCTGTGGCTCCTCCATACATAGCATAGTATTTAGGTTGTCCTTGAGCCGCTGATGTTCCTGTTATATCTTGATACTCTTGTAAATAAGTATAGTCTTTTTTTTCTAACCATCTATTAGCTCCAGTAATTTCTGATCCAGCCGTGTCATAAACTTGTACTCCTCGTACAAATAAAGCTCCACCAGGCACATTAATGCTTTCTTGTCCAGCAACAAAGTTTCCTAATTTTTGTAGTTTATCAGCATCAATTGGAATATCTCTCATAATTCTATATTGAGCATTTAAAATAATATTTTCTAATATATCTGTAGTTAAAACATTAGAGTCTGTTTCAGTATAATTTCTAATTTGTGTAACTAATCCACTATAACTTAGTCCAGCCATTACTCTAGTCCTTTTTTATGTTTTCTATTTACTTTATCTTGTTTACGACTTGTAACTTCTTCGTACAACTCAAGATGTTCGTCTTGTTCTGGACAAGCACATTGTTTGATACCAAATATTTTACAAATAAAATTTTTTAATTTTTTTATCATGGTGTTATTGTAACTGGTCCTGCAGACACAGTTGGTCCTCCTGATTCCTCTGTTATACTAGGTGTTGAACCTAATGTAAATGTATACTTATCTGTTGTAGTTACAGTTATACTAAAACCACTAGAGTTTTCATAAGTTGTAAATGCCACTCCACCAGGGCTACCCTCTACGTTTCTAAATCTTACAGTATCACTTGTTGATCTACCGTGATTAGGTTCTGTAACTGTAATTGTTTGTGATGATGCAGTTATTGAAAAAGGATTATTACCTAACATAGCAGCAACTGCAGGTTCTGTTCTACCGGGTCTTACGTGTCTTAGTGATATAGAATCACCATTCATTGGTTTTGGTTCTAATTGTGGTTGCTTGGGTTCGAACTCTGAAACATGAACAAAGGCACCATTCCATTCTCTAACCATTTCTTTGTATGGAAATTCCATACCTGATCTGTCAGATATTGCTTTTGCGTATTTACCTGTTGCGTACTTTGCCATTATTTTTTACCTTTTTTCTTTTTCTTCTTACCACCGGGTCCTAAAGGTTTATCTATTAA